AGCTTGCCGCGATAGGCGTTCAAGTTCGTGCCGTAACCAAATTCGGTGTTCAGATCAGAGAGGCTAATCGGCGGGAAATTGCTACCTGCGGGGAGAGCCATTTACTTACCCTCCAGCGCCTCGACGCGAGCCGACAGTTCCTTCACCGCCTCGATCAGCACGCCGACAAGGTTTCCGTAAGCGACAGACAGCGTGTCGTCGGAATTGCGGATGACGACTTGCGGGACAATTTCCTGCATCTCCTGCGCGATGACGCCGACGCCAGCCTTGCCGGTGTCGACGCGGTCATAGAACACGCCGCGCATCCTGCCGACGAGGTTCACAGCATCGCGGATCGTCTGGACGTTTTCCTTGAGACGAGCATCCGAGTAGGCGGTGACATTGCCCGCCGCCGTGAAGTCGCCCGACGAGATGTTCCACGACACGCGCGCCGTGCCGCCGCTGTTTTTGAAGCCAGCCACTGTGGCGTTGCCAAAATAGTAGCCGCCAGACGAGCCCAGCGTCAGGGTCATCTCGGTTGTGCCGCTGATGATCGACAAATTGCCGGTCATCGTGCCGCCAGCGAGGTTCAGCTTCAAAGCATCAGCGTTATCGACATAGGTTTTATTCGTCAGATGCGTGCCAAGCGTCGGAACCGAAGATGCAACGACCGGGACGGTGAATGTCGCAATGCCGGTGACGCCGAGCGTCGAGGCGAATGTAGCCGCGCCAGTGACCGCCAGCGTGCTGCTCAGTGTCGTCGCGCCAGTGGCCGCCAGCGTGCCGGAAAACGAGCCATTGACGCTGGAGATGTTGCCGGAGGCCGTGACATTGCCGCCGGTCACTTGGAGCTGCCCAGAGCCGACATTGAGGCCGTTGCTGGGAAGGTTCAGCGCGCCGAGCATCGTCTGCGCGCTGGTCAGCGTGCGCGACAGCATCTGCTGGTCGATGGTGGTGAAATTTCCGTTGAGGTGGCCGCCCCAAGCATTCGTGTCGCCGCCAACCTCGGGCAGCGTGAACGAATATGTGGTCGTGATCGTGTTCGCCATTATATCACCGATTGGTTGTAGGGGAGGCCGTCGTTCACCGTGACCCAGATAGATGGATCGTTTGGCTCGTCAGGCGGCGTCCAGAGCACGATCACGGGGAGCGACACGCCATCCGCCGCCTCGACAACGGACACAGAAAGGCTGCCGTAAATCCCGGCCACAAGAGACGCGGTGTCGGCGGCTTCCGAGGCATTCAGAATGACAAACGGATTACGGAGATTGATCGCGGAGACATCTGGCGCTTCCGAAGCCGCAATATAAACGCTTGCGGTAATCTGAGCGCCGCCAGACGCAGTGTCTTTTACCTCAGAAACGGCGAGCGCGGCGTTGGCATAGACGCTAGAGACGATGCTCGCGACGTCTTTCGCTTCAGTCGCAGCAAGCGCCGCGTTGCTATTCCAAGCTACGAACGACGCCGTGTCTGCATCTTCAGAAGATGCAAGAGAGCTTGACGCGGTGATGCTTGCCGAGATGTCGGCGACGTCTGTGGCTTCGCTCGCCAGCAGTTGTGCGGCGGTCCCGCCAGCGGCCCCTAACGGGCTAGAGGCTATTGGTGAGAAGCCGAGCATTTATGCCGCCTTACGCAATCACGCCGATATTGCTGACCCACTCCGGCGCGAGCGTCGTGCCGTCAGACGTCCAGCCGCCGAGGTCGTCCGACCAAACGTATTGAACAATGTCGTTGGAAAACGGCGGCATGTTCTCGGGCTGGCCGTTGAGCCGCAGACGGCCCCAATAGCCGGGACGCGCCACAGGGGCAGGCCACGGGTCGTCTGGATTGGCGGGCGGCGTCACCGGCTCGTAGACCGTGCCGACGACGTTGAGAAACCAACCGCCGCCGCTTTCAAGCGTGCCGTTGGTGATAATGTGCCCTTCGTTGCCCGCGAAGCCGAGACGCGCCGCCTCGCTGGCAAGATAGTCGGCGTCGGGGGCTTTGAAGATGATTTCGCGCATCAGAGCGGAACTCCTACAGTGGATTTAGATTTCAGCGTCGCGTCGGGGAGACGCTGGCTGTAGAGGGCGAGGGACGCGAACCAGAAGCCGCTATTTGCTGTGCCGCTCAATCCGCCAAGGGTCGCCTGCGTGCCTGTTCCAAGATTGAGCGTCCCGCTGGTTGCGACCGTTCCGTTATTTGCGACAATCGACGCACCCGGAGAGGCCCATCCCGCCGACACGCGAACCGGCCCTCCTGTCCACGTTCCGCCGCTGCCGATTGTCGCGGTAAGAGCAGCCGTCCCATCGAACATTGCGGCAGAAGTATTCGACGAGGCCGTATAGGTAATCCGTCGCGCCGAGGCCGACGACAAAATGTTTCGCGTTGTGACCGTGGCGTCTAAACAGCCGCTTGTCTGGAAAATCGCGGTGCCTGTCGTCGCGCCAGCAATCGCGAGGGCCGCGCCACTGAGTTTGACGTTGTCGTTAGCGCGCGTCACCGCCGCCGCTACCGTGGGAATGTAGCTGGTGGCGAAAGCGCCTGCTTCGAGTTGTGCGCCCCAGAGGTAAACGCCGGAAACACCATCTCCTGCCCACGAAGCCGTAGGGACGCCGCTCGTATAAGAGTTTGGGAGAACATAATAGTCTGTTCGCCAAGATGTTTGGGCTGCGCCTGTGGTGGCGACAAGAACAATGCGATACCAACCATTGCCGACACTGGTGATGCTGCCAGTTCCGCCGGAACCAGTTGATATAACAGAACCAGAACCGCTCAGATCAAACGACGCATAAGCGCCCGTTGCCCCGTTTTCAACAAAAGCAACCTTGGAGTATCCGCCAGCCCTTACGAACACAGACGTTGCGTAACTGGTGGAAGAAGAACACGTAGCTGTTTTTATCAACCTATGAACGGCTGACGTGGTGTCCGGGATAACAAAGTCCGCTGTGACAACGCCGCTCGGAGAAATAATGGCGTCAGCAGAGACTGACACAGCGTTTTTAGTATAACTCGCGTCATTGAACTGCTCGCTGTAGGTGAACAGGTTCACCCTGCTCTCCTCGATCAGCATCCCCTTCGGCGTCGCCGGGGTCACGCTCGGATCATAATCAAAGCGCGGCTGATACACGGCGGCGCTCGTCGTCGGGATGTAGGCGCGCGGCTGCGTCTGGTATGTGACGGGTTCAAGCTGCGCGCCCCACAGATAGATCGTCGTGCCAGTTCCTGCATAGGAAGGTGCGCGAACGGCTGTGCCGCTATTAATCATGTGGAACAGGAGGCTTGTAGTTGCCGACGCATCAGCAGGGGCTACTATTGAGCATCTATACCAACCGCTTCCAACAGACTGGATTTTGGCGGACAGACCCGTCCCTGCGGATTGAGTTATAGTTCCGTTCGATAAATCAAAGTTGGCATAAACTCCGCTAGAGTGAGTTGCTGTAGAAAACGTCAACTGGACAAACGAATTCGTCCCCGCCTTCGCATATACGCTCAGAGAGTATATTATACCGCTAATATACGTCGTGCTTGTGGAACCAATGCGATGTAGAGAATTAGTTGTATTGTCGGCGATCATATCGGCGGTAGACGTTCCGTCAGGAGCCGCAATCTGATCTGCCGTAACAACGATACTTGTTTGCGTCGGCCACCCTGTCGTATTGTCAAACTCCTGCGACCGCAGAAGCAAATTCGCAGGCGCCCAAGTCAGCGTCCCGGTGCTGTCCGTCACCATCCTGTTGCCGGTCGTGCCGCTGCCGTCTATCCACGACGGCAGAGCAATGTCGCCCGCGTAAGCATTCGTGTAGGCTCGCAGCGATGTCACCCAACCGAAAGTCGGCGGGCTGATGGTCACAGAGCCAGAACTTACGACCGTCTCAGGGAAGCTGTTCGCCACGCCGGTTTGCTGGTCGATCCAGAAGGCTTCGACAAGGCGATTGGTGTAGTTTGCGAGCGTAAAGGCGTCAGCGCTTCGCGTTACAGATGCGTTTGTCGTCGCGATTGGCGACGTCGCAAATGCGCCAGCTTCGTTCTGAACGAAATCGATAGCAATCTTGTCGTTCAGCGTTGCAAGCTGGAAGCCCACCGATGGGTTGGTGACAGTCTGCGCTGGAATTGAGACGCGCGTCCACGACGCCGCGAGAGTGATCGCCGTCCAAGTCGCGCCGCCGTCAGTGGTCATATTGACGGCCCCGGTTCCGACGAGACGCTTGACATAGGCCGTCTGGAAACGCTGCGATGAGGCGAGCGTGATCGATTGTAGAATGGTTCCGTTTGCGACGTTGCAGAGCAAAGACGATGCGCTATTTGCTGCGCCGTCGATGCCTACCTGATCTTTCGCAGCCGTCAGATCAGTCGTGTTCGATATAACCCACGCCGCGTTTGTCAGGTCGCGGTTATAGAGAACGACATTCGTTCTCGCGCCTTCAATGAGAAGGCCGATAGCCGTTCCCGTCCCAATGGCGCAGTCAAAGCGGGCCTCATTTGCGGCGGTCGTTTTCAGAAGGCCGTCCGAACCAAAATAGGTGGCGGTGGTTCCAGAGCGGCTGATCGAGCCGCCAGACGGCATGGAGGACAGCGTGGAGAGCGTCGTGTAGTCGCCCGCAGGCGCGGCGAAATTTCCCGCAACAGTCGGCGCAAGCAGATAGGACGTCATCAGGCGCCCGTAGACATACGCGCCGTCCGAGGTGAACTCGATCACGTCGCTTGCGCCCGCAGCCGTCGAGAGCGTCGGCGGCGTGTCAGACGCCCAGCGGACCAGCGGCGACCAAGTGACCGTGCGGCTGCCCGTGGCGTCTTGAATGAGGCGCAGCATCCGGCGCTCGCCGGGCTGCACATTCTGCACCTCGATAGTCCGATTGCCGCCGAGCGTCACTGACGCATACGGGGCCAGCGCCGCGTTCCAGATGACGGTAGCAGCGTCGCTGATCGTCACCGCGCCTTGGAAATCAGACGCCGCCGCCGTGATGAACACAGACGCCGCCGACGTGACGCTGATCTTCGCGCCGGAACTGGACGACGCCTGCACGACGTCGCGTCGCAGGACCGAAGCAGCGAGATAGGTTCCCTGTCCAACCTCGAAATTTGTGCCGTCTTCGATCGTGTAGCTGACGACATCGCCAACGGCCACGCCCGCCGCCGCAAAGGTCTGGAAACCGGCAGACGCCGCGTTGAGCGCGACGTCTCCAATTCCAGCCGTGCCGGAAACGGACATTTTGACGCGGTTGAACATTTTTCCCATAGCGAAACACCCGCCTCAGAATTAGCCGTGCGTGATCGTGCCCGAGGTCAGCGACACCGACTGCCCCGACGAGATCGCCGTGGCGTTGATGACGATGTCCGTGCCGCTCGTCCCGACCGTCAGGCCGGAACAGATGACCGCCCCCGCGTTGTTACGAAGCTCTGCGAGAGCCGCAGTGCCGGTGCCCGTCGCCGTCGCGTTGATCGGCGTGCTGGAGAGCGTCAAAACGCCGCCAGACACAGTGCCCGTCGCTGAATTGAGCGTGAAGCTGACGAGCACGCCGGTCGCGCCAGACAGCGCCGACGTGCCGATGACCAGCGTGCCAGCGCTCGCCGTGCCGGTGGAGGCCGCAGCGACCTTGCCGGATACAAGGTCGGCAACAAGCTGCATGCGGTTGTTCTTCAGTGTAGTGGAGTAAGTGACAGCCATTTTCCGTTCTCCTAGAAGCCGCGCCGCGCCGCGACGAGCTTGCTTTGCGAGCGAACCGCGCGATCCGCCTCGACCTCGATGTCCTTGAGGATGTTTTGATAGGCGCCTTCCCAGACGGCGAGGCGGTCGTCAGCCTTCAGCCACGGCGCGGAATGAACCAGCGTGCCGTAGAGATAGAGATCAGGGTAGCGCGTCAGCACCCAATTCTGCGGGACTGTGGCGCTCAAAGGCGTGATGCGGTTGTAATACCACATGTCGAGCGTCGTCGGGCTGGTCGCGCCCGGCGTCGGGATGATGCGCAGACGGTTGCCGATGATTGTGTAGTAGATCGCCACGCGGGCGCCGGTGACAGACGCCGTCGTGTATCCGGCAGAAAGGATCTGCTTCGTCTGCTCGGGAGACAGGTAGTCGATGACTTGCGTCGTGTCCTGATCCATGAGCTGGAACATCGCCACGAAGTCATTGGGCATCGGCGAGTAGTTCTGCACTACCGACGCCTGCGAGCGTGTCATGGCATACGGGTGCTTCGCCCGCACCATGTCGCGCTGAATGCGGGCCGTGGCGAGGTCGACGAACTGCGGGATGGTGGTCGTCAGGTCGCCGCGATTGAGCCAATCGGCGACGGCAGCCTTCAGATCGGTATAGGTCGAAAGCGCCATCAGCAGCGTCCTTGCCAGACACGGAATTTCTTGTTGTCGGCGTCGTTCATCCAGCGGCGCCACGCGGCCTGATCGTGATACCAGCCCTCGCGCATGGCGCGCTCGACGACGGTCACGGGCACGCGGGCGACATGCTTCAGATCGCCGCGCTCGGCGTGGTTGTCAGCGAGCACCTTGGCGCTCTCGATCGCGTCCTCGACGTCCTCGATCGTCTCAATGGCGAAATCGCCGAATGGGTCGCCGTCATCGTTAGTGTGGAGGACGCGGACAACGGAGCCAGTGTGGTCGTAGATGACCTTCTGAGACATGCGATCAGCCCATAAAAAAAGGGCCGCTCGAAAGCGACCCTTGTTGTCAGAATGTGCTGGATGCTTACGAAGAAGCGATGTCCGGCATCTTGCCGTGCGCCTTTTCGTTGCGCATTTCGAGGCCGTATTCCGCCACGATCATTTTGGTGTCGGCGTCGCCGATCTTGGCGATGTCGACCGTCTGGAACGGGCGATAGTAGGAAACCGCCGCATACTCGGGATCGAGCAGGAAGACAGCCGAGACCTCCTTCGTGCTGATCGTGCGCTTGCGCAGCCAGCGCGAGGGGACAATCTTCACGTCGCCGAAGTCAGAGCGATAGATGTCGACGGTGTTCACCGCCTCCACCTTGCTGACCGCGATCTGCGAGCCGGTGCGGCCCGTGAAGGTCGAGATCTTGCGCTTGATGACCGGGCGAACCAGCGCGACCTTCGGCTCCGCGCCATTCTCATAGCACGTCTGCAGGAGGTCGTTGAAGGCCGTCTCGGTCAGCGCCACCGAGGTGGTGCCATCCGTCAGAGCCGCCGTCTCCGACGCCGCATTGGCGTAGCTGGTGCCGCCAGCCGACACGTTGGTCGTGATCCAGTGCTCAAGAGCGCGGGTCTTGCGGGCCGTGCCGGTGGAGGCGTCGGTGCCGGCGACACGCGCCTGCGCCGAGCAGAGGATGGTCTCCATGTCGCGCTTGAGGGCCTTCGACATGATGGCCATCTGGTGCGCCATTTCCGAGCGCTTGCCGGCAGCGTCAGCGACTTCCTGCGAGCCCGACACAGTCGCGTCACGCTCGGAAATCTGCGTCGTGTTCGACAGGCGAACAGTCGGCTGTGCAGCGGCGCGGGAAAGCTCAAAACCTTCCTCGCGGGCGTTGTTCGCGTCGACAGCCGGCAGGGCTTCAGTCTGCCAGTCGAAGATGCGGTTCTTGACGTTGCGACGCCCGATGCTGCTGATAAAAGGCGTGTCGAAGGGGTCGATGTTGTAGATCGTGTTTGAGAGGTCTTCACGATTGCCCTTCGCGGCATAGGTCGTGAAGTTATTAGTGATCTGAGGCATGATGCTCGTCCTTTAGATGAGGCCTTCAAAGACAGACGCCGCGTCGCGGAGGCTGCCGGTTTTGGCGAGACGTTTGCGCGCTTCCAGATGCTGACGGTTTTGCTGCGTCATCGGCTTGGACGGCGGAGCGGCGGGGCGGAGCGCCTTTTCCAGCGGCGCGTCGGCGCGCGGGCGGCTCTTCAGCAGCTCGCGGTAACGCATGCCGTCGGCGGCGATCGCGACAAGGCGGGCGTCATAGGCTTGGTTAATCTCGTCGTCCGAGAACCCCTTGCCCTTCAAGTAGTCCCGCACTCTCGGGCGGTCCTTCTCGTATGCCTGCTTGTCTTTCCACTCTGGAACCAGCTCTGGAAGCTTCTGCGCGTTCTCTGCCACGAAGGCTTGGAGCTTCTGCGCCTGCTCGACCTGAGTGCGTTCCTGCAGCCGGCTCATTTCGGCCTGTATGGCCTGCAAGTCGCCGACTTGCCTCTCGTAGTCCTCTTTTG